TCTTTATGCTGATCTGCAGTCTTTTGCATGTGACGTTGAATATCAGCATAACGTTGCTTAAATGTTTTTTCTTCAGCACTTAAGTCTGCATCATCTTCTTTGGATGTTTCAGCTTTGGGTTCTTCTTTTTGTTTGGTATCACCCTCTGCCTGTACTGATTCTGACTCAGACTCTTGGCTACTGGATTCAGCTTCAACAGTTTCTTCTTGTGGCGTTTCATCTGATTCACCGCGTACTTGTTTTAGCAGTTCTGCTAGTTCAGCCTCGTCTTTAGCAACACGATTAGCATTACGTCTATGAGACATTGAGTCTGTTTCAATATTTTGAACTTCCATATATTATACTCCTTATGTTGGGGCCAGCAATAGCTGGGTATCCTTATAGTTTTATGGATTATTTTTTCTTCTTAGAAGCTAGGCCACCTTTTTTAAAACCTCGTTGAACGCCTCTTTGTATATCTGATATAGAGCTTTGTACTTTTTCTGCTTCTTCTTCTGCTTCTTTGATTTGCGCCTGTGTATACGTACCACTATCCTTCATAGATTGTATTACAGACTCTGTACCTGAATCTGAGTATGTAGCTGAACCTGCTTTAGCTGCCGCCATTTCTTCACGTTTCTTACGAGACTTACGTTCTTGTGCGCGTTGATACTCTTCTATTGCAAACCCTTCAGGAGGAGCCAACTGTTTACTCATTTCATCTAAAGGTAAATCTAACAATCCTTCAGGTGCTGCTGTAGTTGGTAGAGTTACTGCTGCTGAAGTAACTTCTGGTGTATAAGATTTACCTGTTAAGTCTCCAAATAATTGTTTTAAGAAGTTAGGCTTTTCTTCTTGTGTTGCCTTAAGAAGGGCTTCTATTTCAGTGCGCTCTTGAGTAGTTATATCTGATGCCGCTAGTCTACGTTTCATTTCGTTTTCTAGTTTTTTCTGTTGATCTCTTAGAGCTAGTTTAACACCAAGTCCCATAACAGGATTCATTGTACCAAACGCAATAGCAATCATGTTACCTTTTACAGACCCTTGATCTTCAACCATAGATTTCATATCATCTATAGTAAGTTGATCATATTTGATAGCTTCAGGCATATCTGTTGCTGTTGGTGTAGTTGAACCGTCATCTGTTGCTTGTGTTACTTCTTCTTCTTCTGTATCTTCATCAACAGCTTCCTCTACACTTTCTTCTTCTAAGTAGTAACCTTCTGGGATAGGTGTAATAGGATCTCCATTAATAAAGAGAATCATTAACGCATGACCGTCTTCATTAACATACTTTTTCATTTCTACACTAGACTTGCTACTAAGAGATAGACCCTCTTGCCCTAAACCAAGCGCACCACCTGGTGAGTCTGGATCACCTGATGTAATCATGCCACGTCTAGCAACATCACCACCTTCATCCATCTCAATAACTTCAACAACTTCTAAGTCATCTAAATCAAAAGGTAGATCATCTTCAGGTTCTACAATCTCCATACCATCCAAAGGTTCACCACCTATGCGTCCTTGGGCATCCATCTCAGCAAAGCCCATCTTAGCTTGCATACGTAGATCTTCAAAGAACTTAACACCATAGTAACGTACAACGTCAGCGGGTACTACATATTCACCTTCACTTAGTTGCGCTGGGATGTCATCACGCACCTCTTCAGGTAGCGATCCTGGGGGTACATCATTACCAGAAATAGGGTCTACTTCTGTATCGCCACCTTCTGCATAGCCTCGCGTAGACTTAAATACCGCATTCATCTGTTCGTCCATAGCTATACCGCCCTCATTAAACATCCGTAGTTTACCATCTCTGGTTCTAACTGCCATCTCTTTCATCTGTGAGATAGTTGGTTTCTTAACATTCTTAGCTAATACAAGTGGCCCTACTTGTATAACCTCTTCAGCTTCAAACACAGGCATTCCTGTTTTCTTATCATAGAATGCACTACCCCTATAAGGATTCATACCTACCTGTGTCCATTTATCTGAACCAGATGCAATAATTTCTGCTGCTTTACGCTGTAGTTCATAAGGGTCTTCAGATGAGTATTCTCCAAAAATACGAGCAATAGTAGCTTTGCCTTGTGGCTTAGGTGCATCTTCACCTGTAGCTTTTACAAATCGTTTACCCCTTGCTATATCAATAGCGGGTAAGCCAACATTAGATTTAAACTGAATATTCTTTAGTCTAACAGCCTGACCAAAACCTTCAACTAAACCTGCATCTTTAGTTCCATCATGAATAGACACTACCCAAGTATTGTAGTTATTATAAGCAGGGATATCCAAGCGAGAAGATACCTTCTGGCCCTCTTTTAGATCAAAATCTTTTACACCTATAATGCCATACTTACCTGCTTTTTTACCAAGTGAACCTGTCACCTCAGTAACAGTAGGCATCATTTTCATAACTTGATCTGCATCATATAATTGAGGTTCAGGTATTGCCTCACCAATAAGTCTTCTAGCTTCCTTAGAAGTTATATTACCCTCAAATAAAGCCTCTGCCGCTAACTGAGATTTTTCTGGGTTTGCCTGTCTCTGTGTTTCAGAAAGTTTGTTTTCTTCCTGCCACGCTTTTAGTTTATCAGGGTTATCTAGTAAACTCTCTGCTTGTAATACGTCAGCTTCTGTACGTGTTACTTTAGGAACATCACTTACTACATCTACAACGTTATCCGTTTGTCGTGCCATATCAGCACCCTTACGGATCATACTCTTAGCTGCTGCACCTAATCCAGGTACAAGTCCAATAGCTTCTGTACCTGCTAGCATACCTATTTTTAGATAATCAGGTTCTTCTTTATTTAATTCGTCTTCTATGTCACTAATAGTTATAGCAGTACCTATACCAGGTATCATACCCGCTATATTTTCATAGGCATCAGACTCTTCTACACGCTCTATGTATGATCCTGTAGGGTCACTGCGTCTACGATTCCGCGCCATTAACTGTCTCCCTGAGTAGCTTTAACTTACGTAACTGTGTGATAGCACCTTGCGCTCTATAAAAAATTGCTGGCTCTGATGCCTGTTCCATGATTTTATGTTGGAATACAATAAGACCATCTAGATGCTCATTAAACGCCTCTGTAAAATCGTTGTTATTGACCCATTGCTTGAGGTTGTTCATTACCTGTAAATCCTTGCTCACCTGGTGTTGGCGCAGTGCCTACGCCCATCTGTGCCCCGCCGCCGCCTGACGTGTCAGTAACAGGCTGTGGTCCTTGTCCTTCTGGGCCAGGTACACCTTGTTCAGGTGTGGGTGCTGGTGCTTGAAAACCTTTTAGGATTTCTGCCTGTATAGCTGCGTCTGCCATAGAGTTAGTAACCTTATCGGGATCAAGGTCCATACTCTTAGCAATCTCACGGATAATATAATCCATTTTTGCAAAAGGTGCAAGCACTGGATTCTGTGCAACTTGTAAGAATTGCATTAAGCGCTGGGAGCGTACTTCATTAGCCATCAAGCTTTCTGTACCAGATGCATTAACTTCTAAGTCACCACGAATTGATTCATCAAAGTCAAACTGCATATTAAATGCAAAGAAAGCTTTACCTAATGGACGAATTAAGTAATCATCAACGTTTTTAACAACAGTACGAATAGAGCCATTAGCAGCAGACATGAGCATACTAATACCACTTGCAGTGCGACCAACACCACTAACGCCCGTTTGACCATGTGCGAAAGACGGGAAACCTGTGCTTTCATCGGCTAATACTCTCGCTTTATCAAATAGTTGCATATTCTCACCAGCAACATTCGGAAACTTGGTGCCAAAGATGGCTTGACCAGGTGCCCCTCCCTGTCTCCTAAACACTTTGCCTGGGTACACGGAGAGGTCTTGCCCTGGGACGAGGTTAGTCTCGTCTACTTCTATGATAAGATTGCCAGATAGTGCAGCGTTATCAATTGCCATTCGCATAAACCCATTCATAAGAGTCTGCGTATCATCCATGTTTTCAGCAATACCTACACCAAAGAAGCTGTAAGGATTGTGTTCATAAGGGGTTGCATAGTAAGGAATACGTGCAGGTTTGAATGGGTTGAGTACCATACGTAATACTTCACCATTACAAACCCAGACGTTAGCATTTACTTCATCTAAATCTTTTAGCTCTGATGGAATCTTAACACCGTACTGTTCAAGTAAGCTTGTGTCAACAAAACCCCAAAACTCTAGGACTTCCCAGCGCTCTGATGTAGGCTGAGTGTCGTCGTCCTCCATAGTCATTTCCCAGTATTTCTGTACGTAATCTGGGCCTTTGTCTACTGCCATATCTACGGCATCTTCCATAAAGTAAGGACGATTCTTTAATGCACGTAGTTGTGTGCGTGACATTCTATGACGTTCAACAACATATTCCGCATCATTCATAGACTTAGATTCAGGGTCTGGGTAAAAGTCCCAAACAGAAACGTGACTACATTCAGGCACAGTCTTAATTAGCGGATCATATTCACCTTGATCATTCCAGTTAGGATATTCTTTATCTACAGCGAATGGTCCTTTCATAACACCTGTACCAAGTAGTGCCATTTCAAAAGCCATAGAACGCAAGTGAGTAGATGCACCACTCTCTTGTAGCTGATCGTGAATCTTCTTTTCCATCTTCTTAGCTGCTACCATAGCAGGATGGAATGTTATAGTAGTAGGTGTTGTACCCTCACCCTCAACAATCTTATCTGATACAGATTCTAGCTTAGTCTGCATACCAGCAAGACGTGATTGTAAATCAATTAAAGTATCACCAGGTTTTAGAGTAGTATCGCCTGAAATCAGATAAGGTTGCGCTGGGGGTTGTTCTGTTACAGCGGTAAGACTACCACCCGCTTTATCTGCGTTAGGGTCAATATTAATGTGTGCTGCTTCAGATACACCATCAGGTAGTATAGATGGATTTACAGAAAGAGGAAACTTGTTATTGCCAAACAGCACGTCAACTATCTGACCATATGCAGCTAGTGTCTTTGTCTTTGTAACTTTAACAAACACACGTGATTTCTCTGTATCTGTAAATTGTACGTCTGAACCGTATAGTCCACGGTAGTTACGATAGGCTTTTAACCAGCGTGTTTCATCTGCGTATCTAGCATCCTCTGCTCTTTTGTATCTATCTTTTACAAAACCTACTACGCTAGATCTTTCTGCAAAGATACTATCATTGCTGTCCTCTGCAGCTACGACTTCATCTGTCTCAAACATTTCTTCTTGTTCTGCCATACTTAGTATCCAAATGTTGTATCACTAGCTTGGAAGCCTGTGCGTTGGGTTGCTGGGTTAAAATCCCAAATGCTGCTACGTGGGCGTGTCATTACTCCATAACGTAAAGCATCATATAGGTGATCCTCTGCGTTAGTATCTACATCCTCTGGGTTGCGTTTATCTAGAGGTATGCTTGGTATTTGTGCAATAGTATTTGTACAATTATCCATAAATACTAGTCTAGGCTTTTCAGTAAACTCGTCTATTTGTAATCGCCTATGTATCTCGTTCTTACCTGAGACACGTGAGCCGCGAGAGCGATCTGAAGGACGCCATCTACACCCTTTCATTATCATTTGCTCCGCTAGTGATGGCCCCGTGTCTCCACGGTTATGCCACAAAGAACTATCAAGCACACCGTATCTCATACCCCCATCGTGTTTCTCTAGGTCTAATACCATATCTGCTAAATCTGTAGCAGTAACCTTAGAACAATATAATTCTCTATAGACAATGAGTTGCTCGTCGGGTGAGACAGTAAACCAGAGAACGCCTGTGTAAGATCCGTAACCGTAGTCGCAAGCTCTAAATTTAACCCAAGATTGGGGAACGTCAAAAGATTCAATGACATGCTTTGATCTGTCAAACTCAGGGAAAGCGGCTCCTTCATTTATATCCCAATTACCCTCTAGTAGTTGCTTACGCTGATGTTCTGGTAGAGACAAAAGCATAGCTTCGTAGTCACCAGCTTCAGCAAGATATGGGTTATCAAACAAAGATGCAGGTATAAACCTACGTTTGAATAGAGGCTGTCCCTCTTTGCTGTGTCCTTTGGGGAATGTAATAGTATCCCCTGTTTCTATATTTGTAGCCCAAAACGATTTATTAGATGGCGCTGGGTCAATAAACATTTTTTTAACCCACTGATGTCCAGCACCGCCAGGGTTAGTGGTTGCCCTCATGTAGAGTCCTAGATCTTTAGAGGCAGACCTTAAGCGAGATCTCATATAGTCCCACGCATAACTGGAAGACCACTGAGTTAATTCATCAAAGCCAATCCAGTTAAAAGCTTGTCCCTGATACCTGGTAACATCGGTATCTTTATCCAAGTAAGACATCCACAGTCTGCCACCTTTAGGGCTAGTCCATTGAGACTTTCTCTCGCTCCACTTAATCCCTGGTACAGCACGGGGATATAACTCCTGTGATTTTTGTATAAGTTCCCGTAGTTCTTCAGTAGTATGTCGTACAAGTAGACCACTAAAGTTAGGGTCATTCAAACCGTGTAGTGGATCAGCTAACATCGCATAGGATTTGCCACCGCCAGCGGCCCCACCATATAGTACCTCACGTTCTGATGCACTCAAGAACTGGGTTTGAGGACCAGGGTTAGGTTTAAACACAATGTCTTGTGCTATATCTGTATCATAGTCAGCAGCGACTACCTGTGCTGGTACAACCTGTTCAGGTTTTACTACTGTCTCTGATTTCTGCGTAGGCACCGACTCCTTGGGTTTCAAGTTTCTCGATTTCTTGTAGAGTCTCTTGGAGCCACTGGGCAAGCTTGCGTTTAATTGTAGCTGCTTTTTTACGTCTTTGCTCAACTTCAATTCTCTTCTTTAGGCCCATGTGTGATATGTAGCGGCCTGTTTCTTTGCTTAACCAGTTAGCTACCGCTCTGTAACTATACTGCTTAAGATGTCGTTTTGCAAGCTCTAAAGCATCTAACTCATGCTCAATAGGCAAGAGTAGCTTATCATTATCTGGGTCTACTTCATAGCCAAAAGGTATCTTGAGTGTTACCCTAACTATAGGATGCCATTCTTTGTTGTGCTTCTTAGGAGGTAAAGGTAATTGCCAATACCCTAAATCTCTTTCAGGTATTATACGTTTTCACCTTCTTTTGGTGGCAGATAAAATACACCGCCACTAGCAGTCATTTCAACTTTATCTACTTTACCAAGACCGGCGCGATCAAGTAAGTCTTTTGCTGCTACCATCTTTTCTTTGATGCCTAGTTCAGTAGGATCATATAAAGCACCAACCATAGCCATAGCAGCTTTGGGCGCAGTACGAGCAAAGTAAGTACGTGTTTTATTTGCAATTTCATCTTTTAGAGATTCCACAATTGCTGCAGTGCTGGACTCAGGTGCATAACCTGCCAGTTTCTTAGCTGCAACAACATCACCGCCAGCTTCATCAAATAGTACCTCAAGGAACTTAAGCTGCTTTTCCGTTAGATTCCTCGCCATATATGATTCCCTTAATCTGTGAGCGACCTATTCCCATGTCGCGCAATTCACGCTCAGATAACATTTGTAGTATTTTATAGTCTGCGCGTTTTTGTTGTGCTTCTTCAATTGCTTTGAAAATGCGTTTTAGAAAGTTAAGCATCACGATCTCCTTTGTATGTGTGTGCGGAGATAGTTATACTTATAGTTAGGTAAGTTAGTACTACCTATTATTGCATACCCGTTAACCTACAGGAACAAAGGTTTCCGTAAAAGTAAGTACGCTGTCTATGTGACCAGAACTAGTAGGTGTAACCTGTATCTTATCACCAGGCTCAAGTACTAGCTCTATGTCAGCATATTGAACAGAATCACCAGCATTTAAACTTTTAGATGTTATAAATCCTGAAGCATATCCCGCACCATTATTACCTGATGCATCATACCACTTAACATCTACGCTATTAGTACTGGAGCCAGAGTTATTAATCAGTAAGAATGTTAATTCAGCTACACAATTAGCAGGGCAAGTATACACATCTTCTGTTGTGGTGCCAGTGTTGTGACCCCACACAGACTTCTTACGTGCAGCTTTACCCTGATTTACTAGTGACATTAATCTTTAGCCTCTACCCAAGCTTCATTCTCTGGTGTATTAGGATCATCAGCTATATAATGCCCTTTAGAGTTACGCGCACGTACCATCTTTTTATTAGGCTTTACAGACTCAACTACCTTCTTAACTTTATTCTTTAGCTTAGCTTCTTCAGCCGCCCTACATATATCGTTAATGTTGTAGTCTTTGCTCCAAGCATTACCGTAGTTATCTTCAGCAGCAAGCTGGTTACCTTGAGCATCCCACACATAACCGTGTTCATCTACAGTGTAACCA